ATGCCCGCAGTGCTACTCGATCTTCACGGGCCTGCGCTGCAGCTGTGGTTACGAGATTCCGCGCGAAGTTCAGATGGAATCAGACGACTCTATCCTTGAAGAGCTAAAGTACAAAAAGAAAGAGAACCGTGATGTATCACCAGAGGCTAAGTCTCGATTCTACGGTGACCTGGTCCAGATTGGCCGCGAGAAAGGATACAAGCTCGGCTGGGCTATGAATAAATACCGAGAGCGCTTTGGTGTATGGCCAAACAAGATCAACCCTGTAGAGGCTGAGAAGCCACACCAGGACACACTCAACTGGATAACACACTCACGAATCAAGTGGGCGCGGAGCAAGAAGAATGGTTGAAGAGCTGTTAGCCAAGCTAGACAAGGTCAAATCTACCGGCAATCGCAAGTGGACGGCTTGCTGTCCGGTACACGGTGATAAGAACCCGTCCATGAGCATTAAAGAGGAACGAGATGGAAAAGTACTTTGTTATTGCTTTGCGTGTGGCGCAAAAGGCGTGGATGTTGTTGGAGCTGTTGGCCTTCCGGTTGCCGTATTGTTTGGCGAGGAAAGTGAACTACCTGATCGGAGTGCCTGGCGCAAACAGAAGCTGCTGGAAGAGAAAGCGTCCGACGAACTATTCTTACGGATCTACTCTTCTTGGCAAGAGGCCGGCAAACGCATCCCGTGGGCAGACCAGAAGCGATACAAGATAGCTATCAATCGCCTGGCATCGATAGAAAATAAATTAGCAGAAATTGCATAAATAAGTGTTGACGCTGTCAGTATGTGGTGTATAGTTAACCCATCGAAACAATAAATAGATGAGGAAAACACAATGTTGAAATTCGAAACTACTGCAAACATCGGCGACACCATCAAAGCTTTTGATTTTGAGCCACGCAAAGATGCACCAGGCTCTTACTTGGTCGGTGAAGTAGTTGATCGCGTAATCAACGGCGGCGCTAAAATGTACGAAGTAATGGTTACTGAATCTACTAACGAAATGCGCATTGGCACTTTGATGTATGTTCCTTACGAAACCTTCATGGATTTTGACAACCGCGTAACTAAAGTAGCTTAATTATCACGGGGCCTCGGCCCCACATAGAGGTCACAACTATGAAACGCAATCTACGTCACGCATTCAACGCCATGAAAAAGATCGGCGCACCTGTTTACGATCACGACGAGCAGGACTACTACGTCTTGTCAGCTGAAGAGAACTACGACGACATGTGGGCTGATTACCACGAAGGCTATCGCTTCTTCAATAACCGTCATGAAGTCAATGATAAGTTGGCCGCTATCCTTGATAATCACAAGTGTTGGTGTGAATGGCAGAACGCCGGCTGCTTGCATGTTTACAGTGAGTGGAGTGCGTAATGAAATTCTTTGATGCTCGCCTGATTATGGCTGTTTACTCAAACTTTGTTTACTTCCGCATGACTGGCCGCAGCCATGCACCTTACACAATTCTTTCTTAAGGGGTCACAACCATGAAAAAGATTAACCTAGACGACTTTTCTCGCGACATGACTTTTGGCAGCTACGAGCGCTTAAAGTCAGACATGGCTTATCTTGTACGTCGCTACAGACAGATGGAAAAGTACAACTCAGAAGAGTTACAATACTTCCATCGCATATTCGATATTTGGACTGAGCATTACGCTCTCGACTCAGACGAGGTCACAAACGATGAGTAATCACTACGACGACGAACGTTCTGAGAACGCTTGGAATAGCTATATCGACTCAAGTGAGTACGATGCTGACTTGCGTGATCTAGCGATCCACCGCCTTACCTACGAAGATAACTTTGCTGATGACGTAATGTCTGACGCTATCTGCGACCTGAAGAAAGAAGATCACGATATGGCTATCGTAGATCCTTGCGAGTTCGGTCGTATCCTATCTGCAATCTATCTCCATAAAGCTATGGAGTGGTCTGAAGACATGCTGGCCAACAACTGGTCTGAGCTGTACTTCGAGGGTGCCTTCGACCACGGTTGCTAACCAAATCAGATGTCCTCTGATACCTCACCACGCTCCTATGTGGATTTAACCCCGGCCTGGTTGTTTAGCAGTTACCAGTAACCGGGGTTCTTTTTGCTTGCTTACATTAGAATTTTCTAATATACTGTATGTATCTACAACGTATACACAAGAGGATATATACACATGAAAAACGTAATCGCTATCGCAGCAATCTTGGCATCAACTCAGTCATTCGCATTCATCGATGACGCTTCAAGCGCTGCCAACCACAACGGCTCTGTTGAGTCTAAATCTACTGCTAATGCTACTGGCCGTGGCGTCGCTACTTTCGGCATGAACTTCTCAGCTTCAGCTAACACCACTGGCGACTTCGATCACAACGGTATGATGCAGGACATCTTCGGTGGTAACACTGAATCACGTCCTTACTACTACAACGTCAAGTAATGTAGTAAACTAGGGGCTATCATTACGTTTGGACGCTAACAATGGCACAAGCAGATAGCCCCAAAATGGGCAGACCAACAAAACTTACTGAAGAGATCATCAAGCAGGCTGAGAACTACATTGCTGGCGACTGGATGACGCTAGGTCATGTAATGCCATCAGCTGTAGGATTAGCCAAAGTTATAGGCGTATCAAAGAAGACTATCTATAACTGGGCTGACAATAATGATGACTTTTTACACATATTAGCGGAACTCAATACTGAGCAAGAGTTCACGCTGCTGAATAACGGCTTAACAGGTGAGTTCAACACCGCTATCACTAAGCTGGTGCTAACTAAGCACGACTACTCAGATAAGGTCGCACAAGACGTTACAAGCTCAGACGGCTCTATGAAGCCTACTGTCATCGAGTTGGTTGGGGTCACCAATGAAAGCTCAGCTGAAGATACCGAATAAGCTCGTCCCTGTATTCGAGGGTAAGACACGTTACCGTGGCGCCTATGGTGGCCGTGGATCAGGCAAGACGCGCACGTTTGCGCTAATGACTGCAGTTCGTGGCTACCAGTGGGGGATGGAAGGTAAGACTGGCCAGATCCTGTGTGGTCGTGAGTTTATGAACTCTCTGGACGATTCGTCGCTCGAAGAGATCAAGGCTGCGATCAGCGAGGTTAAATGGCTGGCTGACTACTACGAAGTGGGGGAGAAGTATATTCGTAGTAAGGATGGGCGCATCTCGTATGTGTTCGCAGGCTTACGTCGCAACCTGGACTCAATCAAGTCTAAGGCCCGTATCTTGCTGGCCTGGGTCGATGAGGCCGAGACAGTATCTGACACCGCCTGGTCCAAGCTAATACCTACGGTGCGTGAGCATGAGTCTGAGATCTGGGTGACCTGGAACCCTGAGTCAAAAGAGTCAGCCACTCATAAGCGATTCCGCCAGGACCCGCCTGAAACCGCCAAGATCGTCGAGATGAACTACATGGACAACCCATGGTTCCCTGACGTTCTGAATCAAGAGCGCCTGCTAGACCAAGAGAAGCGACCTGAAGCATATGATCACATCTGGCTGGGTGACTATCTAACGCATAACGAGGGTGCTTACTATGCGATTGAGATGCGAGATGCTAAGTCTTCTGGCCGTATTGGCTTTGTGCCTTATGAGCCTAGTTTGGGTGTTATTACAAGTTGGGACCTTGGTATTGGAGACTCAACGTCCATCTGGTTCTTCCAAGTCACCGGCGCAGAGATACGCGTCATTGACTACTACGAAAACAACGGTGTTGGACTCGATCATTACGCACGAGTACTGCAGGAAAAGGGATACATCTATTCCGAACACATACTGCCGCACGACGTACAGGTTAAAGAACTAGGCTCTGGTAAAAGCCGGATAGAGACGCTCGATAACCTTGGCATACGTCCTATCACCATTGCACCAAAGCTCGGCGTAGATGACGGCATACAGGCCTCACGATCGATCATTCCACGGTGTTGGTTTGATGCTGAGAAGGTAGAGCGTGGTATCGATTGCTTACGTCAGTATCACCGTGAGTACAACGAGAACAACAAATCTTGGAATGGTCGGCCTAAGCACGACTGGGCATCACACGGTGCAGACGCATTCAGATACTTTGCTGTGGGCTACTCACCTATCTCTAACTCGTGGGCTGAACCTATTAGACGTGGCATGAAAGGGGTGGCATAATTCCAGTAATTATTATTTGGAATAAGCCATGGCACGTTTCGATTCTCTCTGGGAGCTTATAGCAGGTGGTGCTAAACAAGCGCCAGTTGACCCAGTTACAGGTACAGTCTCTAAGCTAGACGAAGCTGTGATGAATATGCGTCAGAACAAGATGCAGGCTAATCAGATCGAGAATGCTCTGATGGGTATGGGAGCAGGCGTTAAACGTGCTGAGATGCAAGATACCGGCTTACTTAACTGGCTTGATGAACAAGGTGGCTCTGTAACGCAACGCGACATAGCTGAGTACCTGGACCAGGCTCGTGAGCCTATTGGCGTGACTCGCTACCAGACAGAGACATATCCACCTCTTGAG